CAATCCACCCGAACAATAACCCGATTATTTCCTTACAAAGCTTGTCCTATGGAACAGACCCAAATAGCCTAGTCGTGCTAAGCGACCCGTCAAAAGCGTGGTTTGAAAACCAGCAAATGATTATCCCCTTGTCCCAGTTGTCATTAAATTACTCATCACAGGGAGCGCTCGGCTTCGGCGGAGGAGCAGCACCAAGACAGCAAATCTTCGTAACCTACAATTACACCTCCGGCTATGTAAACAGCCTCATAGCAACAGCAACAGCAACGCAGAGTACCCTCACAGTTCAGACTGCAGACGGAATTGTGGCAGGAATGAAACTACGGATTTACGACGGAGCGAGCAGCGAGCGCGTAACCGTAGCAAGCAACTACACCTACGGTTCTACAACGGTTCCATTAACCGCTCCGTTGGCCTATACGCACGCAAACACAGTTTCCATAGGCAATTTACCTCAAACAATTAAAGAAGCTTGCATACTCGTCACTACGGCCTTCATAAAGGTACGCGGAGACAACTCGCTGACCATGAATGTAACGACACAGCCAAATGGCAATGTAAACGGAGCAACAAGGTACGGCAGCGAAATGGCGATTGCCCTAGAAATGCTTAGCCTCTACCGACGGATTCGCTAATGGCAGGGCGCACCGGCGTACGCGCTACCTTATACACATGGTTAAGCACCGGGAACATCACCGGACTCAATCAGGTCTTTACAAGCTTCCCGAAGCGCATTAACTACCAAGTCAATTCCCAAGCAGGCCAGTTAAGCAGAGCAGCGGTAGTTATCTTTATACAAAGCGAGCGCGAAAACCGTCTAGCAATCGGCGGAGCGACTAACGGTTGGAAAAGAGTAGATTACTCAGTCATCTTGCAGGTTTACCAGCACTCAATGGAGCGCAACGCGGAAGCAGCAATGACAGCATTCGACACGCTTATAGATTCAATCAAGGCGCGCCTAAGAGCAGACCACAATTTCGGCGACGCAACAGGCACGCTAGTTTGGCAGGGAGCAGAGCCGGCAATCAACACTACATACGGAGAGCCGGCAACAAGCGAAGGCGGTGCGACGGAGACCTTCGCTGAGATACAATTCGACGTAACAGAAATGATTCAAGCATAGGAGCAGCATGATAATCAAAAATGAAGGTCACGACGAGCGTGTCTATCCTACGCTTGGCGTAACTCTAAAAGCCGGAGAGTCACACGACGACGCGAAAGCAAAAGTAACAGCACCATCAACCGAAACAACAGCACCGTCAGCCGCGTCTGACTCAACCGTAAAAGAGGTGAAGTAATGTCAGTACAACAATCCGTACGCTCGTACTTAGGTATCGCTAAAGAAGTTACCAAAGGTACAGCAGTAACTCCAACAGATTTTATTCCTGTAATGAAGGACAGCATTAAGCCTGCCGACATTATTGACCCGCTCTACGACACAGGATTGCGTGGCTCAAATGTAGTGAATTACAACTACATTCCCGGACGCACTCGTTCAACTTTCGACTTCGGCGGCGCAGTATTCGCTGACACAGTTGGTTACTCACTAGCAGGATTGCTAGGTTCTGTCGCAACGACAGGAGCTTCTGCACCATTCACACACACAATCTCATTGAAAAACAGCGCAGTTGCAGCAGCAGATGACCAGCCAATCTCATACACATTGACTGACTTCTACGCAGCAGCAGTACGCGCATACCCGGGCTGCCAGTTCTCAGATTTCTCATTGAAGTTCAGCGCAGACGGATTGCTCCAGTACGACACAAAGACAACAGGCTTCGCGTCAGCGTCAGCAGCAACACCGACACCATCATTCTCAACTATCTTGCCTACTCCAGTTTGGCAAGGAACAGTAAGCATTGGCGGCGCTACCGTCTCAACATCAATGGACGGAAGCATTGAAATGAAGCGCGCTGTGACACCTGTTTACGGTATCTCACAAACGCAAAACCCTTTCAGCGTGTTCCTCGGTCCACTAGAGACAACAGGAAAAATCACCTTCATCATGGAGGACAACACAGAATTAACTCGCTACTTGTCTAATACGCAACCGGCGATTGTTCTCAACTGGGCATACGGCACAGGAGCAGCAGCAGTTCAGATTCAAGCAACAATCACAAAGGGTGCTTACACAGCAGCGGTGATTGAGCGCGGTCAAGACTTCGTGCAGGTTTCTGTGGACATCAACGCACAGGGAAATACAACTGACGCCGGTTCAACAGCCGGTTTCAGCAACATTAAGTGGGTACTCCAGAACGCAAAGCCTTCCGGCACCTACGCATAACAGTTCCAAGCATCGGGGTGTAAGGTTGATTGCGAACGCCTTCCCGCAATCCCTCACCCCGATGCTCTATCTAGTACGATTACAGGAAGGCAAACAAACATGGAGGCAAAAATGTCAAAGAAAATAACACTACCAACCGGCGCAACAGTAACTCTCAAAGACCCTTCAACCCTGCGAGTTAAAGACCGCAAGAAGGTAATGAGAACAGCAGACACAGCCGAAGGCGGAGACCTATCAAAGGCATTAGCACTTGGCGACGCACTACTGGCAATGCTGATTGAGGATTGGTCATTCGATTTGCTTATCCCTTCAATTAAATTGGAGACGCTAGACGAATTGGAAATGAGAGATTACGACTACTTGGTGGAGCAGACAAAAGACGCACAAAAGGAATTGTTCCCAACTCTCACAGCTTCGGAACAAAACGAGTCAGACCCAAAAGCGCCTATCGCCAACTCCAACGGCTAAAATGGTTGCTTGAAGGCGGACACCGGCACGACGATTTTGAATACCCTGACCAGCAATGGTTCTACTTTACAATGGCAGATAGGTTTGGTTGGACACCAAGCCAAGTAGATGAGTTACCAGCCAATTTGGCTGACTGGCTCGTGGCCATTGCAGCAACGGTGGAGGAAGTAAAAGCAGAGAGGTTGTAATAATGGCAGCAGTCATCATACGCAACCTTTCTGATGTGCTTGCCGGGCTAGAAGTTCAAGAGGACAGATTAGAAAACGCAGCGCAAACAGCAATCGCTACGGCCGGTTTCGAAATTCAACGTCAAGCACAAAAGAATGCAAACACAGGAAGTCACCCAAGAGGGCAACGACACATTCCCGGAACCGGTCCGGGTCCAAACGTAGTCACAGGTACTTTACGCCGGTCAATTAGAACCGATGTGAAATACGGATTTGGCAATTACATCGCGGTTGTCGGAGCAGACACAGAGTATGCTAGGGCTGTGGAATTAGGTTCACCGCGTTGGAAGAGTGGAGTAAAATACCCTTATCTAGCACCGGCTGCTACCGACCTGATTATCAGCGGCAAGTTAAACCGGGTGTTCACAGCAGCATTCATTAAGGCAGTAAGGGGATAGCATGAGCAACGCAATCCCACCAATCCTCGTACAAATTGCAGCAGATGTATCTCAATTAAAAGCCGGGTTAGCACAGGCCGAAGCAAGCATTAAGGGCATGAACAGCACCGTCGCTACGGCGGATACCGGCATGCAAAAGATGCTAGGTACCGCCAAAACAATGGCGGCTACTTTAGGTGTGGCCTTCGCAACGACGCAGATTGTGCAGTTCGGTAGAGAGACAATCATGGCTGCTTCAAACATGGCGGAAGCAGCTTCTAAAGTCGGCGTCGTGTTTGGAGAAAACGCTCAAACAGTTTTAGATTTCGGCGCAAATGCATCAAGTTCAATAGGACTATCCGAACGAGCAGCACTCGCAGCAGCGGGAACATACGGCAATTTATTTCAAGCGCTAGGCGTAGCAAGAGGCACAGCGACAGAGATGTCCACGAGCCTAGTGGCCTTAGCGTCAGACTTGGCTTCATTTAACGACACAAATGTAGATGACGCGTTAAACGCATTACGCTCAGGTTTATCAGGCGAGACTGAACCGTTAAAGCGATTCGGTGTGGCGCTCAATGAAGTAACCCTAAAAAACAAAGCATTTGAGATGGGCTTCGGCAACATCAAGGGCGTCATGGATCCAGCAATCAAAGCGCAAGTAACTTACGCATTGGTAATGGAACAAACAAAGATGGCGCAGGGCGATTTTGCGAGAACGCAAGAAGGCACAGCAAACACAATGAGAGAACTCACCGCTAAATTCGATGAGGCAAAAGTAGCAATCGGTGAAGCGCTAATGCCAGCGTTCAGAGCAATTCTCGCTATCTTAAAATTACTGATTCCTTTACTAACAACAATAGGAAAGTTCTTCAAAGAAAATTCAGACGCGTTAAAAATGTTCGCCATCATTCTAGGCACAGCAGTAGCCGGTCTTTACGCTTATAGGGCAGCATTAATAATTACAAAAGTAACGCAGCAAGCATTTGTTGTCATTCAAACGCTTATGACGGGTGCAACCCTTGCTTCGATTGCTTCAACTAACGGTTTAGCAGCTTCAATGTTGAAACTTAATGCGACAATGTATGCAAATCCTATTGGTTTGATTGTTGTTGCTGTTGCCGCTTTGGCTGCTGCTTTTGTAATCGCTTGGAAAAAATCCGAGACATTCAGAGAAGTTATAATCAAGGGCGTTCAAATCATTCTTAATTGGTGGGCATTCCTTATCGAAGGCGTAGGCAAACTCATTGGTCTGTTTGCTAAATTACCCGGACAG